CCTTCCATTCCTTTACTCCGGTCTCCAGCTCCGCCTTTCGCTTTTCAGTCTCCGCCTCCAGCTCCTTGATTTTGTCCTGCAACTCCTTGATGGACGAGAATCCCTTTTCCTTCAAGGTGTCTATGACGCTTTGCAACTGCCCCTTCCTCATGTCGTACTGGGACTGTGCCTTCTCGATTCCCGCTTTAAGTCTTTGTAGTTCTGCAATCATTTTCTTTTCTCCTTACATCATTGAATTAAACAGCTTCATTATCTCCGCTTTGTCAGGCAGATCGGCCACCATGTTCTCAAAGTTGTCACGGTAGTTCAGAGCCGCCTCAAAGTCACCCTCTATGCTTCCCACAAGTTCATCGAGCATATTCCGCTGTTCCTTTGCCACGTCAATGTAATCCCGCCTTATGGGAAGCTTTAAGTTAAACGGGATTTTCTCCACTGTGCATGTCTCCGTGTCCATTATGTGCATGGCAGGTTCGTATGTTAGCTGGTCCGCCCTTCTTCTTATCATCGACCCGCAGTTAAGCACAAGGACACCCTCGACGGTTGCTGTAAAAGGCGTGTGGTAGTCTCCGGCCACCACATATTTGATGTTTTTATGCAACAGCTTAACAAACTGCTCCACGTTGCCTGATTCGTCTGCTCCCGGAAACGGTTTCTTTTTTTGGTACAATCCCTTATGGGCAACACACATGGAGGCATCTGACTCTGGCATCTCTCCTTTGTCGGTATAGATGTACGCGCTCATTTCAGGCACGGGCGACATTTTCAGGTCATGGAACAGCCCAGCCTCCACCAGCGTCATGTAAGGCGACCTTGAGATGGCATCGATGTCGTAGCTGTGGTAGGGGGTATCGTGGTTGCCTGCTATAGTGTAGATTTTATTTGTCCTGGTCGCCTTCCTTATCTCCCTAAACCATGACATAGCCCAGTTCAGGAAGGCAAAGTCGGTGTTTCTCCAGCTGTCGAAGATGTCCCCCGCCAGTATCACGGCATCAGCGTCTTTGGCCGTCCTGTTGACCTGCGACATCTTGTCATCGAGAACGCCCATCCAGTTTTCCTCGGGCATCCTGCACTCTGGCTTGTCTCCGGTCAAGTGCAGGTCGGCCAGGCATAGGTATCTCATTTTTCCTCCTTTGTCAGACTGCCGCACAACGGGCACACATCCGGCATTGATTCGTGGAACTGTGCTTGCAGGGCTTGTAGTGCTTGCTGTGCCTCTTTTGTTTCACTGTTAAGTCTTCTACTGGTATCCAGGTCTTTTTGCAGTGTAGAGGCTTCCTGTTGCTGTTTACGCACGTCCCTGGCCATGTTCTCAAGCAATATCAGCTCCCTGTATGCTTCATGCGCCTTTTCCAGCTTCCGCAGCTTGTCTTTGTTTACTCCATACTGCAAATCCAAACTGCCCAGCTCCCTTGCCTCTTTGTAGGCGCTGTTCATGGCGGCATACAGCTCCATCAGCCTTGCGCACTTCTCCGCCCCCTGCCTTGCCCCCTCTAGCGATGCCGCCTGCCGCTGCGCCGTGTCGTAGGAAGCAGACAAGGCGGAGTATTCACTTAGTTTTTGCTGTGCCTTGTCATATTCTGCCTGGCGTAGCATCATGAGTTCCATCTGCGCCTTTGCCTTGTCCACACCTTTAAGCTCGTTCAGGGCATCTACACGCCGCCTGTACTCTGAAAGCATAGCGGATAGTTCCTCTGTCTCTCTTGCAATGCCGTCTATGTACGTTTGCTTCCCCTGTAGCACGTTTAGCTCTGCGGAGGCATTATCTACCCAGTTAAGCGCCTCCGCCTCTCCTGCGGCCTCTGTGTGTGCCTTCTCTGTCTCCGCTGCCGCCTTCTCCAGTCGCTTTACCTCAATGTCAATGCGGGACAAGGATTCACCTATTTCCTGCAGGTCCATCATTTCAGACAACCTTTCAGCAGATGCTCCGGCTTTTTCTGAAATCATAAAGGGCAGGTCGCGGCGGTGCTGCACATTGATGTCCGCCATGCGGGAAATAGCATCTACCTCGGGGGGCAGATTGTTGCGGAATGCGGTTAATCTTTNCCCGTTAACCNGATAGTAGTTCCTTTCATCCACCCCCCTCTCTATCTCTCCATTGTCCGTGGTTACTGTGACGGAACATTCCTTCTCCCCGTGGCAGATGGGCGGCTTTCCCTGGGGCATATTTTGCAGTGCCCACAGCATCCCTTTCAGCGACGTGGTCTTGCCGCTGTCCGACGACCCGGTTATGATGTTCACCCCAGGCTCGAAGTTAAGTGTCAAGTCCCTCAGGAGCTTGAAGTTTTTGAACCTAGCTTGTTTTATCATTTTCCCATATCTCCTCTACGGTGCAGTTCAAGACGTGCGCCAGCATATTGGCGGCGCGCATCGTCTTCACCCCCTGCCTCATGTATTTGTGCAGGGTAGGGGTGGTGATTCCTGCCTTCTCGGCAACGAGTTTAGGCGAGAGCATGTTAACCCTCATATATGTTCCGAATCTACTCATTTTTTGGTTCTCCTTATTCCTCTGGGTATTCATATTCGCTTACCTCTATGTGAATGCCCGGCTCGTCCCCGTATACCTTTTCCCCCTTGTCCGACACTATGAGGGAATCGTCTCCCCACACCACTCCGGTCAGGGCGTCGTTCAGGCCCTTCCTTAGGTTGTCGCCAAGGTCTGGCCTGGTTGTCTTGTATACCGGAATCCCCTGCTCCATATATGCCCTGTCCCGTTTCCTCATGGACTTAGGCGGACTGTATACGAACCTGTACTCAACGTGCAGGGGTCGGTCATCCACCCTGATGAAATGGTCAGGCAACTCTTTCATTGCCATTATCTTTATGTATGTCTTCCACTCCACCACTTCCTTGGGCTGGTATTTTCTGCCCTTCCTTGTGAACCTGAACGACTGCACCGCCTTGGGCTGTCCGGGAATGAAGATGGAAAAAAGCGGCTTAAACATTCTCCTCTCCTCCCCACACCGGGCTTTTCATCCTGGATGTCAGTCCCAGCTTCTGCATCACCTTCATAACGCCGAAGGGGTCGAATCCCCCTTCCTGCAACTCTAGAACCACAGGCTCAATGGGCAGGGTGTGCAGTTTCTTTTCCTTTTCCATCGTCTCTTTGCTGGCATTGAGCGCCGCCACCTGCCTTACCTTTAGCGTCTCTCCTGTAAGGCAGTCTGTGGCCGCCACTTTCCCAATCCCCTTCACGCCCTTGATGTTGTCCTCCCCGTAGCCCACCATCGACAGGTAATCAGTCCACTGTGAAATCTTGAACGGGTACTGGAGGAGGAAATCCCTGACCTGGATGGGGTTCAGGGATTTCGCCCCTGCGGATATGCCGGTGAAAGGCAGCACGTCCACGTTTTCAGACAACAGCTGCAAGGTTCTGTAGTGCTCGGAGATGATGGATATTTTCCTGTCCGGATTGTCCTTTACCACCTGCCCAATCAGGTCCAGTCCCTCTAGCCCCGGCGACCCGTACAAGGAAAACCCGCACTCAAGCAGGTCTTTTTGCATTGTCGGCCACAGCTGCCTGGTTCGCACCGCCTTGGGGCCGTTCTGGAAGTTAATCTCCCTGTATGCGGGGTAGATTTTCTTCCTTATGCTACTCTCGGTGTCATCAAAGAAGATGTGCACGTCTTTTGTGTTGTACACCCGCATGATGGCTCCTGTCCTCATAAAGAAACAGTCCATCATGGCCGGGTAATCCTCCTTGTCTCTGCCGAATTTTGCTCCGTGGAAGTAGGCGCTGTAAGACGTGCTAACGCCGTCCATCAGAATAAGCCTGTCTCGCTCTTTGGTCATAGCTGAACTCCTTAATCTCCTTTAGGGCCTTTTCCATTGTCCGGCAAAAGAAGTTGACCCTTTTCATGATGTTGTCAGGCACCGGCTTCCTTCCGCTAGAGTAGTCTAAATCCTCTTCCACAGTAAGGACAAGCACACGCCGCCACATCAAAGGAGGTGTCCCGTACTTCCGGCGCATCCTGTGGTACCTGCTATGGTTTCTCATTCGCTTTTTGTCGTATTCCTCTTTTGCCGGCATCCGAGGAATCTCCGGAAGCCCGGCATTAGAAGTCGAGATAATTTGATTCGTCATTATCTTCCTCTTTGGTTTTCCCGGTCTCTTCCATGTAGGCGGTTAGAAGCTGCGCGTTGACCTCGTTCTTGAGAATCCCCGTGTACTTCTGTATCGTTGAGGGAATGTCGCCGGACGGCTCGATTTCCGACAACACCGCCTCAATGGTAACCGGCTCGTAGTTCCTTATCTGGATTGTACGAGCATACTTTATCTGTAGCTTCATTTCCCGTTCTCCTTGCCGGGGAAGGATTGCCCCTCCCCGGCCCTATTGGCTAGAACCCCTCAAAGAACGCATCGCCGCTGTCATCTCCAGCGTCGTCATGCTCTCCCGCGTCGTCATGCTCTTCCGTGACCGGTTCCTCCACCTTTTCTTCGACAAAGGCATCATCGGTCAGCTTTCGCGCGGATTTTTCCGGCTGGGCCTCCTTTTTGGCGGCAGGTTGGGGCTTTGGCGGAGCAGGCTTCTCAGGCTCGTCCTCTATGAAGCCCCCGTCATCCTCGTGCTTCTCCTCCGCAGGACTTTCAGGGCCGTCATGCTCGTCGTCCAGGAACCCGTCGTCAAAGGATGCTGATGGGGCAGGGAACACCGTCTTTTCCGTGGCAGGCAGCTGGCCGTCCAGGAGCGCGTCAATTTCCTCCGCCGTCATCGGCTCCGGAATAAGGTCGTCCAGGTTCACGATGAAAGGCAGAATCCTCTCATCGATTTCGCATTTGGTCTCCGGCTTGAGGTTGACCTTCACCAGCTGACCAAACTCGATTCCGCCCTTCGCCAGCGCCTCTTTCGCCCACAGCGCCTCAATGTCGAACCCCTCAATAAGGTCCGCAAACAGATACAGGCTGTCGTCTTTTTTGATTCCAGCCTGACGATTGACCTCCTTGTATATGGAGGTGATTCCACTGAACGTGCCCGCCCTGAAAACGACCGGCTTCCTTCCGATCTTTCCAGAGCTGGTCTTGCCGTAAAGCAGGGCGTTGAATATGCTGAATTCCCGCGCCCTGAACCTGTACAGCGCTTTGTCCTTCGCCCGAACATCCTTATCAAAAGACAAGTAATATTCACAGATGGGGCAGCGCCGTCCCCAGGTTCTTGGNCAGAGGATGGTCCGGTCTCCCGGGCCGACATAGCTGTGGTAGGCGTAGCTTCTCGAAACGACCATCGTGCCTACCGGGGTCTGCTCNCAGTTGTTGGCGTTGGCCACCTGGAATTGCAACAATCTCATCTGGTATTCGATGCTGCCGTCCTTTGGCGGGTCAANCAGCTCCACCTTTTCAGGCAGCACCTCAAGGTTCAGTACCTCGAATCCTGAGGCGGATTGCTGCACCGCCCTTTTGGCCGCAGCCAGGCGCTGGTTCCGCTGCTCTCTCAATGCTTTCAGATTAATTTTCATGTTCCTACTCCTTGATTTCTCTTGCCCGTATCATGTACTTTGCCAACTCAATGCTGGCCTTTTCAATATCGACCTTTGCCGCAAGCTCAGTCACCTTCTTGAACTCGTCGGCGGTTTCCATCACGCTTTTGGTTCGGATTGCCTCCTCTGTGATTTTTAGCCCGTTTGCTTTTTCCTCGTTGTACCTTTCCCTGACACCATGCTTTGCCAGCTCGAATTCGACAACCGCGTCCGCCTGCATGGGCAGGAGCCTTTGTAGCTCCTCGGTGGCCAGTGTTAAGATTCTGATTGCGTTTTCCATTTCTTTTCTCCTTTGGTTAGAATAGTACCTTTTCTGCGGCATCGTTAGCGACTTGCTCAAAAGCCTCGTGCTTAAATGCCAAACTCCGCAATGCTCCCGCCGCGGACACCATGGAATACCCCTCCATCCCGGATACGTCTGTGGCAGTCCAGGAATGCCCGTCATCCCCCAGCTTTAGCGTCAGGTTGCCCTTCTTGTAGATTCGCTCTGTTTTAGTGAATCCCTCGGACTGCTGATACTCCACCTTGTATTCCCAGCCCCCCAGGGAGGCCAAGGCATCCGCGGCAGTCACTCCTCTGGCTTCATCCCCTGTCTTGGGATTGAACGCCTTAAAGTAGCCGTCCACCTTTGGGTACTCGTAATGCGTAAGCAGGATTCCGTTCTTGAAATTGGCATACGTGGTNATATTTGAGTAAGGGTATACCACCTCTTCCTGCTCGTCAGCCATTTCCCACGGCCATGCCAACTCTTTGTTTTTTTTCGTACTCATTTTTTCTCCTTGTTTTCCCCTACTGCTCTATACTATACACGCCTTTTGTGGCTTTGCAAGCTGTTTTGTAAAATATTTCTATCTTTTGTGAAATTAAGCCTTATTTTGTGCCTTTATGCTCTCTTTTGTGTGCTTTAAGCGTCAAAGCTAGCTGTTCTGCCACTGAATTCCTGGTATTCTTGTCCAACAGCCCCGCCGCCTGCAATACATAGGGAAGCAGGGAAGAGGCCAGCCTGCGCTTCCTTTCGACCATATCCTCTATATGGCCGTGCGGATTTCTGTGCCTGCCCACCATAATCCTTCCCATGCACAGCACCTCTCTTTTGGGCAGCGGGGCATCCTTTAGCTTTTTTGCGATTCTCCGGATAAAGAGGAAAAGCGGGCCTATCCTGTGCAAGTGCATATGTTGCTGGAAAACATCCCTTGTGAAGTTCCAGCAATATATCCTGCCCCTCTTTACCTCTCTTATGTATTCTTCTTCCGTCACTTGATTTCCCATGCGTTTGCCAGCATATAGACCAGTCCCGCCTCCTCATTGGCGTAAAAGGGATTAAGGAAGCACTCGATAAGCAAAATGAACCTCTGCCGGTCCCTTGCGTTGTTTGAGTTCAGTATGCAGGATTTAAGATAGCCCAGAATCGACTGCCTTACCGGCTCGTACTGTCCCTTGTATTTGGCCATGAAGGATTTTACCGTATCCCACTTGGCCGACTTGTTGATTACCGCCCTGCACAATGCATAGGTGTCGGCCTCCAGTGCGGAATCCGCCCCTGTTCCTGCGGCAATGGCCTTTTCAACATCTCCCCCGTTAAGCATATAGTTCTCCAGTAGCTGCATGGAAGTTCTCGTGTTGCCGTCCGAGGCCAGCACAAGCGTCTTTATGTCATCAGGGGATATACGTATTGAGGCTCTCTTTGCCACGGCCTGCATATTCAAGGCCATGTCCCGGTTGGAGAGGGCGTTGACGGTGATGNTCTTGCAGCGGCTCTTCAACGCCTTGCCCATCTTGCCCGGCTCGGTTGTGGCAAATATGATGGTGGTCTTGTACGGGACATCCTCACAGGACTTGAGCAAGGCTTCCTGTGACGGTGTAAGTAGCTGGTGGCACTCGTCAAACAGCCACACCCTGCAATCGGCATCCCTGCTCATAGGATTTGTCCCCATGATCTCTATCTCCGCCCTGATTCTATCTATGCCTCGGTCTTTTGAGGCATCCAGGGTTCTAAAGTCAATCCCCTCAGGTGGGCATCCCATCTTCCTTGCATATATGTGGGCAAGGCAGGTCTTTCCCGAACCAGACGGCCCGGACATCAGAAATACCTTGGGACGCTTCTCAAAGGGCAGCTCCAGGATTGAGGATAACAGCTTCACCGCGTCATCCTGGCCATATACCTCGTCAAATGTTTTCGGTCTGTACTCGTTGTAAATACTCATGCTTTTTCTCCTTAAATTAGTCCTACTTCTGTCATCTCGGCCCAGCTTCCGCCAATCTCGCCTATTTCCATTTCAGCTCTGATTGGGATTCTAAGCCACTTCCATTGTTTGTGTATATCGTCGTGCACCTCCTTATACAATGATTTTATGTNCTCTATTTCCTCAGGAACCGCGTCAAAGGTAATGGCATCGTGTATCTGAGCGANTATCAGCGACTTCATGTTCCGCTTTATCATCCTTTCCTGCATCCCTATGAGCATCTTCAACAGGAAATGAAAGCTAGGGCCTTGGATTGGGGCATTCAGGATTTGCTCCTTCCTTGATTCCAGCGTAAGCACAAAGCCGGTTGCCACCTTGGCGAAGCCGTCAATCAGATACTGCTGCCACACATCCTCTTTCCACTGCGAGTAGCCAGGGAACATCTTGCCCCAAAAGTCGCTCTCAACCTTTTGGATATGATGAATGAATCCGTCCAGGTCCTCAATCCCTTTACTGGATAGGTGGGAGGACACTTTTTCGCCGTCAGCAGTCTTGAACTCGTCATCTAAAACATACTCCCATAACCTGGGGGCCACTGTATGGAAATTGGCTCCATAGAACTCAGCAAAGGTAAAATCCCCCTTACACGCGTTTCGTATAGGCTTGNTGATTCTTTCCTTGTCCAGCATATACACAAGGCAGGCTCCGTCCCTGTGCATATCCAGGCTGTCATCAGTCATATAGGCAAGCATGGCAGGGTCACCGTGTATGCAAGCCCCTATGCTGCACTCCGCCCCCTTCAAGTCCATGTCAACAAGAACACGGCCAGGCTCCCTTGGAATGTAGCAGCTTCGGATAAGACGCATCATTTCACGGTTGCGGCTCGGCACCTGCTGAATGTTAGGGGAATGGCAGCTGCCTCTGTATGTCTTTACACGGTGCAGGGGAAAGTTGGCGTGGACGAATCCCTTGTTGCTCACCTCAATCAAAAGCGGCTCCACATACAATCCGTAAAGCTGCTCCATCTGCTTGTATTGCAGATACTGCGAGGCAAACTGGCGAGGCAGCTTCCCTATCACCTCTGAGTCTGCGCTTTCGCCGCCTTTTTCCGTGAGCTTGAACTGCGTGAATCCTACATCTTTTTTCAGCACATCCTTGAACTGGTTTCCAGACGACAGATTTATGCTGCTCCCATACCTTGCCTTCCACATCCTGCCGATTTCAGTCTCCTCTGTTATCTTGCAGGAAAGCTCATCTATCCTGGTTTTGATTCTAGGCTCAAGCCCTGCCAGGTAGTCCATGTCAAGGCGGAATCCGTTGGAAGTCACGCGGGCAAGCGCATTGACCCCTTCGTTGAACAGTTTTAGGGCATCGGTTATGCGCATGACACCCTCCTTGTCACCATCTCTATGCTCTCATCATAGGGCAAAGTAAGGTCATGGTACTTAAGAAGCCGCATCAAAACAATGGCTACCCGGAACTCGACCAGGGCATCTATGGCGTTATATAACAACACCTCTCTGGGTGGAGCGTTCATCAGGCTGTTCACCGCATTGTCTCCGCATCTTTTTTTCTCAGCCGGGTCGGGCTCCATATAGGGGGAAACCACATTGTCCCACGGCCTGCACCCCAAAAGCATGGGCGCAAGAAATCCTATACCCTTTGCCGACCTGTCTCGGTTGTCCCAAATGTGGGCGGCGATTATGGTGTCCAAATCCATGCTCTCGCCATAGGTTCCCATCTTCTCCTTGTTCCATGACAACTCAAAGGCAAGGTTGTGGGCAATCTTGCGAATGTGGGGAGCGTCAAGCCATCTCCGGAATGCCGGCTTTACCTCGTCTGTCATCATAAAGGCATANGCGGAATCCTCATTGTCGGCTATGGCGCAGCTGATTATCCTGTGCTCGTCATTGTGCGGCTTTAGNCCCGTGGTTTCATAGTCGTAGGCCATCCATCTGCGCTGCGTGTCGTTTACCGCCGCTGTAAGCCTCTTTACGGCCTCTTTGCCTGATACAGCCCTAACACACGCCAGCTCGTCCTTCCATACCTTATACGGCGTTACAAGGGCAATTACGGCCATATGCAGGTCTCGTTCAATTACCCTGTCTCTTACGCTGTATCGCCTATTGTCGGAGCCTGGAATGTACGTGGCTATCATGTGGCAGGAATGGCGGCGGCAGTTGTGCGTGAAGCCATGTACACGGTCAAGATACACCCCGCCAGGCACTGTGTCTCCGTAGCCAGCATAGGCGGCCACCTCCCCTATCAGCAGCACCACCTTGGGCTTGAGAGAGGAGATGGTCGCTTCCAGATTGGGCTTGCAGGCGTTGACCTGCGGCCTGGTCGGTTGTTCCCTGGATTCGCAAAGCACAGCGGAGGTAAGCCAGCAATCTGCCTCAAGCGAAATGCCGTACCTGTACAGCCTGTCCTTTATGAATCTTATGTGGGAACCTACCGCCCTGCTGCCCGCGCAGTTCTGCTCGGGGGTTGCGCAGTCTGTCACAATCAGCAGCTTTTTGGCTCCCTTCCCGTATAGGGGAAGGGCCTTTTTGGACAGGTTGCACCCTATGCAGTTACCTGTTGTCATTGATTGCCTCCAGGGACACTGCCGCGTTGAAGTTTACCGCGGTTCCCACAAGCAGCCCGTCGTCGCAAATATAATCATCGGCGTACTCGATGACCTTTCCCAGCACCCCCACATTGACGGCAAACCTTATCTTGCCCTCGGTTTTCTTTGCAGTCAGGCGCTCCATGATTCTGCTGCCGTCGGAGCGTCCCGCCACAACGGTTAAAATCCCCCTGTCCAGCGTGATGTNAACGCGGCGCAACTTGGCGTTGTGGCCTGAGAACGGAACGCATCTTGTCAGCACGTCCTTCATTCCGGCAGGCAGCATGAACCTCTCCGCGTCAAACTCAAGCATCATGCTGTCGACCGCCTCGAACGGGTAGTGCTGGTCGTGGCGGGAGCGGACACTTAGTATGTGCTTGTTCTCGTCCATCAAATGCATCCAGTTGTCCTGAATCTTGTAAACCTTAGGCGAGTTGCGATTCACGTAGTTTAGGATTGACGGCGGAACAAATATAGTCTCGTCCATCAGCTCCTTGGCCTCGTCCCCCAGATAGTACCGGCAGGCTATCAGCCGTCCCCTGGCGTAGGCGTAGCCCTCTTTAATGGCTATCACGCTGCTTGCTCCGGGGTCGTCGTCGCAGGCTATGCCGACCGACTCCAGGGCGGTGTAAAACGTCTCCGGCAGCCGCTTGTATGTGTCCGCATCCTCCTGCACCAGTTCCCGGGGATACATGAAGTCGTCCCTCAAGGGGATTTCAGCCTTCACTATGTCCTCTCCGGTGCGCGAGGCTCCCTGCAAGCGCAACACCCCGTCTTTTACCCCCATCAATATATCCTTGTCGGGCAGGTTGCGCACAAACTCGAACACGAGCTGGGAATCCGCCGCACAGTCGTCCATCTCAGGGTCAAAGGGGATGGTCATGCCGGCCAGGTCGTTAAAGGCGTGTATCCTGCCCTGCTGGAATATGATGTACTTGGAAATGTCGGACAACTCGGCCTCCGGCACGTTGCCCCGGACGCTGACAAGGATGTCTAGCAGTTTTTTTCTGTCAAAGGTTATGGCCATTTTTATTCTCCTTTTAATCTTGCTATGGGGTTAAGCTCGTATATGTCGGAACCAAGACTGAGCAGGTACTTGGTGTACTTGTTACTTAGTATTTCTAAGACTTTGTCAACCTCGGCCTCCGCCTGGTTTTCATCTATGTCAATTTTAGTCGTTGCTTTGTATTGCGCCATGCTGTCAAACACCAGCCTTTCCCTTGAAAACGGCTCTGTGTACTTCATGCAGTTGCGCATCACGTAGGCGTTGAACGGGATTTCAGCAAACTCCGCGGCGGCGGCCTTTTCCTCGTCGGTCTCGTAGCCGTGCTCCCGCATCAGCTCCATGTCGTCCTCGGTAAAATGGTCGAAGTCATCCTCCACGAACTGGTCAAACGCCTTTTTTAGCGTCCTGACAAGCCCCGCGCGATTGTACTGCGCCATCATTTTGATTGTGCCCTCGTCATTGCCGAAAAGCCCGGCGATTTTAAGCACCAGCATCCTTAGTCTTTCGGTGTCACTCATTGTTTTCTCCTTAAATTAATCTTCCCGATAATCTGTCAACTATTTTTTTACAGTAACTTTCCTCCTTTTCAATCATTATGCATTTTCTGCCGGTGTTCATGCAGGCCTCTCCGGTTGAGCCTGAGCCGGCGGTAAAGTCCAAAACGGTGTCGCCCTCGTCTGTGTAGCACCTTATCAGATACTCCAGCATGGCCACGGGCTTTTCTGTGATGTGCAGTCTCCTGTTTGCCGGCACGGTATCATAGTTCAAGACGTGCGTGTGGAAGCCTGTCATTTTGGTGTATTCCGTGCCCACCTGGTTCGCTCTTGCCCCATACAGCGCCCCGTGAAGCGTATCAGTAACTATTGCGCTACCTGCCTCCCGTATGCCCTGTGGATTGTACTTCATGCGCCTCTTCCCTAGCCTGGATACGTGCCCCATAGGTGCCCTTGAGAACACGCATACCTCCTCCACCGAAGCCATAGGGCGGTTCTTGGCGTGCATGAAGTTGGTGGGGGTATTCTTTATCCAGTACCAGTTGTATTTGTATGACTTAAGGTTGCTGGATATAAGGCGGGATGAGAACGGGGGCTGAGCAAACAAACAGATAGCTCCTGTTCTTTTCACACACTTGCCCAGCCAATGCCACATCCAGCCAAAAGGGATTATGCTGTCCCATTTCGCCGCCGTCACGCTGTATGGCGGGTCGGTCAGGCACATATCGCATTTAAGGTCAAGGCGCGGCATAATGCCCAGACAGTCCCCGTGGTAAAGCTTTATTGTGCTGTTTTTATAATATGGCTTCACTGTTTCTCCTCTTTGCGGTATAATGTAATGCGTATTGTAACTATTTCATGCCTTTTGGGCGATTTGTCATGCGATTTGTAATGCTATCTAGGTTTATATGCGGGAGGTTCGCTGTATTTGAACTCGGAGATGAAATGCGGAGACCCTAGAGCGAGACAACCGTGACACTGGGCCTGGTGCGCCTCGTTGAATGGGTGTTCTCTCTTGTTCAATGCGGCAATCCTCCATATGTCCTTTTGGCGCTCCTCCGGCTTTTGGTTGATAGCAAAGAAAGCGGTCACGTGGTCAAGCTTCCTCCTGTCCTCTGAAAACGCTCTAAGGGTCAGGTCCTCGAAATCAAACGAAGATGAATTCGCCTGCGTTGCGGTCACCACAAGGCAGTTTGCGGTGTCCGACAGCGAGCGCAAAAACCGCCATCTCTTATTGACGCTCGCTCTCTCGTCCCTGCCCTCGTCCGCCATGATGTCGGCATAGTCCAGGACAATCACATCAGGGTGTTCCCATCCGTATTTCTTGCACACCTTCTGAACTATCCCCTGCAATCCGGAACAGGTAAGCGACCCCGATGCAAATGCCTCCACGTGCAGGACTCCGGGATTGCCTGTTTTCTGCCAGGCGTTTCTTACCCGTCTTGCCATCTGCGGGGAAAGCACCTCCCTTGCCATTCTTCTGTAACTGATGGCTGACACGCATTCCTTGCACTTGGTGCACGGCACGTAGCCCTTCCTCGGCATCACGGCGTTTATCTCGTTGAAGTCATTTAATAGATTCGTGTCGCTCTCCCTTTCAAAGCATGACCCGTTCTGGTTTTTTAGGCAGTCAAACACCGGCATCAGCTGTTTGTCTAGATACTGCTCGCTGAATGTGGTTCTTGCGTCTCCTTGCAGTATGCGCCGGTCGGTTTGGTTCTGCGTCATGTCGCCGGTTGAAATAAATATCACCCTCCTGCCCTGATTCCTGGCAATCCTGGCAAGGTATATAAGCCAGTGGGACTTGCCCACCTTGTTCCTGCCAAACAGACTGACAAAGCCCTGCCTTACTAGCGTGTTGTTCATTAGCACACCCAGCTGTCCGGGAAGCTCGATAAGGTTTTCCTCCACGTCAGCAAAAAGCATCTCTATTTGCTGGTCGGTAGCTTCTAGTATGTGCCCACCTTGCAGTCTTTTTCTATCAACCAGCACAACATCGCGCAACAGCTCCGCAGCCTGTTCTGACTGCCCTCTTGAACATAGGTCAGATGCCTCGTCGCTTACCAGAACCACCGCCTGCCTGGTGAAATATTTGAATATGGTGTCTATCTCGTATTCAATGTTGTCAGGCTCTTGCTGGGAGACGAACGACGCCAGCACCATCTTGACTTCCGGAAGCGCCTTGTCGGAGATTCTTTTCATCTCCGCCTCCACATCCACTATTTCGTGAATCTTGTCCCCGGGTGCGCTGTGGTACTTGTCAAAATAGGCTATGCAGAGCTTTAAGACCTTTTCAACGGCAAGATTGGCAAGCAGTCCCTCCTTGTACTCCGAAGCCATCTCAAAAAGAACCTCGACGTGGTAGGCGGACAGGTACGCGACCCTCGTCTCCAAAAAGGTTGAGTCGTTTTCAATTCGCATTCCCCCCTCCCTTCTGAAGCTCAAGCTGTATTGTCATTTGCGATATTCTCATTGCCAGTTGTGATTGGGGAGGAAGCGCCAGGCTGGAAAAGAACACCTGCCTGCGGTTGGTGTACAGCGCATTGACAAGGTTGAATATAAAGTCGTACATATATTGGTTGGACGGGTCGAAGTTGTCAAAAAAGATGCACTCGGCCCGCAGCATTTCCCGCTTGTGGTCATTGTAGCGCTTGAAGTCCGCCCGCAAATCACAAACAAAGTCGGAGAAGTCGTAAAATCTGCATTGCACTCCCATAGACAAGAGAAGAGAGCACCATCCCGCCAACCTGTATGTCTTTCCCGTTCCCGTCTCGCCTATGTAATATATTCCCTTTTCAGCGTTAATCACATCCTCTTTGCCCGGAAAGAGCATATCGGATGCGGACAGCGAAGATTCCGTATACAGCTCAGGAACCCCACATTCGGTCATCTTCCTTGTCAGTACTCGTTTGTTTCTTGCCTTCATATCCACAATCGCCCCCTCGTCACATCTGGGGCACAGCGGCATGGATGTCAACCCCTTGTCGGAAATGACATCCACCGCCTCCAGCGCGCCTCCGCATATCTTGCATATCATATCACACCTCCATGGTTATAACCTTGTAGAACGACGACGCTCCCACCGAGGCCCTCTTGGTGCCTTTGCCCAGATGCATAGAGCCTATCATGTTCTTTGTCACGATGTCGTTAAGGGAAAAGTCTGGGTCGATTGCCGCCTTTGTCGTCCCAATCCTGCTTATGAACTCCTCCACCCTTTCATCCCCGTAGTCGTCGAAGTAAAGGGCGAATCTCTCCAGCCTGTCCGCACTTGGCTTCCTGTAAGGACGCTTTAGCTGTTTGCATATGCTCCGCAGCCTTTCGCTTGTCCTGGTCTGTCTTTCATTCATTGTTCCGCCTGGCAGTAATTGTATGCCGTGGTTCTCGATACGTTGAATTTCTCGGCCAGCCTTCCGTAGCTGTACCCCTTCTTCCTTAATCTAAGCAGCACTTCCACCTGCTCCTTGTTTAGTCTCTTGGTTCCTCTGTCTCTTGTCTTGTTCATCTTTATGTCTCCTTTCTTGGCATGATTCCCTCTCTGGCCAGCTCGCACATCTCCACAAACTCGGTGTCGTCCCTGTGCCGCTCAGCCAGCATTCTGTAATATTCATCGGGTATGTCCTTCATGGGAACCCCGGCATACCTGTCGTACATCCCAATCGGCCCGGAGGCCCTGTGCTCAAAATACCCGTAGTCGTCAATCCTTCGCCTGTCCTCTCTCATCCTGCTTCCAAGCCTCTCCCAGCTAACGGCGTTGCGCTTCGCTATGTATTTGAAAAACACCTCCGACATGGCCGCGGCATCAAATATCTCACCCTCAATCAAGTAGAAATTGAAGCTTGTCATACCCATGTCGCTTACCTTTGCACCGTGCCTAGCCAATGCCCTCCGGAACGCGCGCACGTCCGCAGAGGAGCAGCAATGCACAAGCACCCGGCAACTGCCCAGGCTGCGCAGCAAATGCCTTACAACGGGCTTCTCCATGTCCGCAATGTGCCTTGTTCTGTCTGTCTTGTACATTACAGGCGTGTCGGCCACCTCATAGAGCATGGGTCTGGTTAACTCCGCCGGACGGTTGTTCTCCACCCTGCCGACAGAGAAGCTGATTTGCGAAAGTTGCCGGTTCACTATAGTGCCAAATCGGGTCTTGATTCCTACAAACGCTACTTCGCCGTTAAGCATGATTCACTCCTACCATATCCGCATCTCCCTGCCGTAAAGATACTCCGACATTATTTCACCGTACAGCTCGGGATAGTCAGACTCCAGCTCCTCTTTGGAACAGGTGAATATCTCCATTAGCCAATCCTCCGGCAGACCTTTCTTCATCTCCAGTATGCGTTTTTTGGTTCTCTTTGATTCGGCTGTCGGCACCAGATAGACGCATACAATCACCAATTCCTTGCACGGGTCAAAGGCGATGTGCATGGGATAGCCAAGCTCCGCATACAGCCGGGCATAGAACCCGTCCAGGATTTCCCGTATCTTTGCTTCTTTCATTAGTCGTATATCCTTTTTGGCACCCGGTTCTCGGCATATACGGCGACCCAGCAATCTACACACATTTCATGATTAAGCGGCTCGTGCGACCGTATGCCGCAGTAAACGCATCTATGTTTGCCGTCCCTCATCTCAATCAGGCTGTCCAGGCGGGCACTCAAGTCAGCCAGCTCTTTTGTCAGGCTGTCCTTGCATTCGGTAAGGTTCGCTATGGCATTCGTGATTACCTCCTCTTTTGAATTGCCCGTCCAGCATGGCCAGGCATCAAAAGGATCCTCATAGCCTCCCCACTTCTCCTCTATGGCTTGATCATCTTCGTCGTACGTCACGGTTTTGCGTAAAGTCAGCCAGCCATGTTCATATTCAGTTTCAATCTTCATCCTTGTCTCTCCTGTACACATCCTTGCTGTTCTTTGCTTCATCCACCACTTCTGCAAACGCTGTGAGAAACACNCCCAGGAACACCACGCACAGCAGCAAAACAGCGGTGCCCAGGACATTAATCAATATGCTCATGATGTCACCTTTTGTATTTTCCGAAGAATGTTAAGGTTTTTGGCAAGACGATTAACTTCCCTTACTGAATCTGTGACTTATATACCCCTTTGGCTCGTGATATTCCCAATCAAAAAACATAATAGCCCCCTTATGCCTTTCCCACTGTGATTTTGTTGCGGGGAAATTCATCCAAGTCTATCAAAATCTGCATCAGTGCCCTCATTTGTGGATGTGCCGCTTTTGCTGTCCTAATGCTGAACATATCCTCCCAGTGAGCATACAGTCCGGACATAATTAGTTCTGTTTTGGTTGACAAGGGAAGCACTGACCTTGCCATTTGAGGGGACGCTCCTGCTTTCAACATGGCTCTGTATGCCTTTTCAGCTCTCTCCATTGCATCTAGCCAAGCATCCATTCTCATGCGTTTTCCTGCCTTGATTGTGCTTCCGCCCACAGGCATAACGAACTTGATTCCCCTGTGCCTGACATACCTAGTGGATTCCTGCGAGAATGAAAACACACGATGACGCACAAGCTCGTTTGCTATGGCGCGGTCGGTTATGAACCTCACTGTCAGGTAGTCATCCGGGCACTGCGGATTTTTAAGCAGGTGATCCAACGAGTAGCCCAGCGCCAGCCCATCCCTCAGGTTCAATGAGTATACCCCGTTTCCGTGGCAGGTGAAGCGATTGGACAGTCCGTATACATCCAGGCTGCTTCCTATCCTGTCCATCAGGGCAGGCTCCTTTATGGTCACCCTGCCGTGCTCCAAAGGCGACAAGTGACCCATCTCTATCAGGCGGCGGACAAACGGCAACGCGCTGTCCTTTGTAATCCTGCCTTCGCTTTTGTAGCAGACCCTGGCGGCAAGCTCGACCCGTCTGGCTGCATTAGGCTCGGTGATTATTTCCGCGCTCTGGTTTATTGTTCTCATGGTTTCTCCTTTACCAATCTTCCCATTTTCTGTACACCGTTGTCCCAGTTGCTTAAATCGATTTTCATTTTTCACCCCCTTCAAACACGGCAAACAGCGCATCCATGTCACTGCCCATATAGTAGTCAGCTTCATCCAGGTAGTGTGCCAGCATATCGCAAACGTCTTTCAGTGTGGAACCGTAAAACTCCGCCCACAGGTCTTTGTGCTCCAACCTGATACCCCAGCTCTCAGGCTCGCCGCCATCGGTCTCCGGCCTCTCCAATCTGGTCACAGTAAACGAATGCAGGCTGTACTCTGTAAGGTTGCCTGCAAAGTAGCCACCCATATAGACCTGCCCGCCTTCATTTATCGTCCATCCATCCCAGTTTAGTTTTTTCATTTTTCCATCTCCTTTGTTAGCTTCTCCACATCGCCTAATCCCCTGCGCATTTTCTT